GGCCACTCCACCGACCCGTCGACGTCGCCGCTCTCGCCGCCCATGAACACGGTCGTGCTCTTCCCGCCACTGCCTGACCCGAGATCCCGGAAGTACCGAATCCACGGCTCGGTCATGTGGCCCGTGGCCTTGTCGATCACGGGATGCTGCAGGGGCATGTAGGCCATTAGCTGATCACCACGCCGCTTCTTCCACGTCCAAAAAGGCTTCAACCAGACACGTCACCACCGGATCAGATCCGCTGACTTCGTAGACCCGATCCCGGGAACTGCCCAACAGGTACTCGCGCGCGAGCGCCTTGTACTGCCCTTGTCGCCCCAAGCGCATCGACCGCGGCGTGCTCCAGGTGAAGCCGCCATCGTCCGACCAGCGCAACGTGACCGTGGGCTCGGAGCCTTGCCCTGTCGACAGCCCGACGCCCATCTGCGCCCACAGTTGAAACAGCCGATGGATCAACAGTTGCCCGGTGTCTGACACATGCGGCGCGCGACGCACCCAGCGGATCGCTTCGGTGACTGTGGCCGGTTCGTCTGGGGCCGGATCGGGCGATGGGGCATCCGTGTAGTGCAGGATGATCCCGAGAAATTGCGACGCGAGCGAACAGCGCCCGCGAATCGACAGCCGCGATCCGGCGGGGACCGTCGTCGGAATCGGGAGGACTTCGTAGATCAGGCTGCACCCCGACGAGCTGTCGATGTTGCTCCCCCGGAGCGTCGTCAAGACGACTTCTTCATCCTCGTCGCCAATGCCGAGATCGATCTCGTACTCGCACCCCACGACCCCCGGCGGCGAGAACGCCGTCAACACGCGATCGGTCGCGACGTCGGTATCGACCGCGATCCACGCGCCGTCCTCCCACGCGTTCGTCCCGGACACCGCCGTGACCGAGAGATACCAGTCTTGAACCAGATCCGTCGTCCAGCTCTCGAAGTCGGGATCGTCCCCGCCGAGCGCGATGTAACCGAGCGACAGGTAGTGGGAAAACACCCCAACCGTCTGTTCCATCGCCATCCGCACCGAGACGCGCGTGCCGGTCGGTACCACGATGGGGTACGGCAGATTCATATTGAACCGGCCACCCGCCCCGCCCGACGCCACGACGCCGTAGCCCGCCACGACGTTCGCGATCACGACCTCATTCCCCATGGAGCCGGTGCCGATCTGGATCAGGCAGTTGCCGGTGTTGTCGGACGTGCTGACGAGGGCGGCAATCGCGATGTCCTCAGACGTCGACGCGATGAACTGCACCCACGACGAGAAGTTCGGCGCCGATCCATCCGACGTAAAGTTCGCTGGTCCTCCGGGCGGAGTGACTTGCTCCAGGAACGGCGCTTGCGAGGGATTGGGCAGCCACGACATCGGCTGCGCGGTCGGGACGCCAGGGACCTGTTGCTTGACGACGGTCAGCCCCAACGCATACGAATCGGCGCCGTTCAAACTCTGCTTGATCCGCACCGACAGGCGGCTGCCGTCCCGCACGAGAAACGGGGGACGGATCAGGATGTTCCAGGGGCCGCCTTGCCAGCCGTTACTGAAGGCGAACCATTGCGCATGGGACGTCACCGTCCAATGCACGACTTCCGCGTTCTCCGCGCCGATCCCAAACTCGACGGCCCAATCCATGATCCGCGGCCCGACGCAGACGAGGTGCCCGATCATCCAGTCGCCATCAGCCGCGCTCGTCACTTCCACCCAGGCCCCAGGGACGCGAGCGGTGGCGTTGGTTGTCAGCGTCAAGCGACTGCCGGACGGCACATTGACGTCGCCGCTACTCGCCACGGGCATCGTCTCGCCCGCCGGGAGCGGCATCGCGTAGTACTGCACCGCCACTTTCCAGACGGTCACACTCGTCGAGACTTGCCGCAGGCGCGCACTCACGCTGGACCCGAGCGGAATCACATCGGCGGGAATCGTCAGCGTGAGGAGATTCGTGAGACTGGCCGATCCGCCGGAGTCATTCCCGCTGTAGCCGCGTTCGGCGGCGACGGTGGTTTCGTGACCCACCGCGCCGGTCCCGATTTCGATCTCAAAGAAGTTGCCGACGGCAAAGCCGCCCGGCGTGACGATGATCGCGGCCAACCGCCACGCGGTCGTCGTTGTCGTGAGCGGAACCCAATTACTCCAGCCATCGGCAATCCCCGACGGCGTGATCGACACGCCATCGTCGGCCGGTGGATAGGTCAGGAGGGGCGCTGAGGTGCTGTAGCCCGCCATCAGGCCGCCACGACCGTGTTGTTGAGAATGTCCATCGACTGCGTGTAGAGCGCGCCGCTCTCGCGATCCCCGACCAGATGCCGGCCGAAGGCGTAGCAGTGATTCATCCCGCGATAGGGGCGATAGCGGCCGAGCTCCGCGGACCAGTGCCCGCGCTCGTGCCATTGCTGCGTCGCGATGTCGTAGACCCAGGACGTTTCCAGGCCCGGCACGTACAGCACGTAGAACGTGTGGCCTTGTTCCTGATAGGCCCAAGCGACGGCTTGGCCGTACTCACTGACCTCGGCTAAGGCCGCTTCGACCGCATGGGTGGAGATGCGCACGGGCGTGTAGCCGCTCGCGCGCCAGACGATCCCCGATCCGTTCTCATCGCGGCCCAACCAGTAGAGCGTGTTATCCAGCGAGACGACCGAGAACGCCGCGCCGCAGCCGTGCTCGATGATCGCGCCTTGGATCGGGACGATGGATTGATTGCCTTCGCCGGTAAACGCCCAGGGCGCCGTGTTGCGCGTGCCGAACAGCCACAAATTGTCGTGCGTGCGCGCAATCGCAATCACCTGGTCGGAAAAGTCCGACTCGATCACAAAGTCCAAGCTGTTCCAGATCAGGCCGTTGTATTGCTTCGAGGACTGGACCCGCCCATCGGCCCCGGACAGCGCCCAGAAGTAGCCTTTAAAGAACAGCCCTTGCACGCACTCGGACGGAAAGTCGCTGTCGAAGATCGGCGTCAGCGTGTACGCGTTCGTGTCGAAGATGTAGCCTTCCCCGCCTGAGGTGATGAACTGCTGATGGCCTTGCGCGCCGGAACTCGAGATCGTCGCGGGGTTGCCGTTCGTTTTCAGCGGGAGACTGTTGTAGGCCGTGACGTTCCCGCTCGGCAGCACTTCATAGAACGTGTTGCCCCCGACGCCGGTACACCGGCCGTCTTGCGCGAAGCTCGCCCGCACGGGACCATTGCCCAAGTAGGCGAATGGCGCGAGGCCGGGCGCTTTATAGAGCGACCCGCCCGCTTTCGGGCTGCCGGCGTCGACGATCCGCATGTACACGTTGACCGTCAGTTCCGCATCGACCGTGCGGGAGGCTTGCGTATTCGAGGGGCCGCAAAAGCCGGGGAACTTCGGCACGGCTCACGCTTCGATCGTCTGCACGTCTGAGGTCGACGTGGAGGGACGCGCGACGCGACACGTCACGCCGGCGAACGGGAGGCTCCAGTTCACTCGAACCGTCCCGTCGTCGTGTTCAAGACGTAGTAGGTGACCGAGACCGTGAGGGTGTTGGCGGCGTTTCCGCCCGTGAAGTTGCCGGCACTGTTGTTATCCACCTGAACCAACAGCGCGACATTCACCGTCTGCGCGGTGTTGTAGCCAATGGCATTGCCGAGCGTTGACGCCGTGGCCCCGGACAACACTGGACTAATAAAGCCAATATTTGTGTAGGTGCCAGCATCGAAGAAGTTGCCATTGCCGGCGTCCGCGCGCGAAAGGTACGGGCCGGTCTTGATCCCGATGTAACTGGCGGCATCAACGTTGGCGTAGACACCACTATCGAATCTTCCGATATACACACCACCAAGCAGCACCAACATTCGCCCAGCGCCGGGTGCCGCAACCACACTCACGCCCGTCGTCGGCAACGCCTTAATCTGAGCATCGGTGAGCGTGACCGTCGCCTGATGGAGGAGGGCGCCGAGAAAGACCGCATCATTGGCCGCCATCGCTACGCCGCCACCACGACGGCGCTAATCGTGCCGCCGCCCCCAATCGCTGTCGACACGCGCGCCCGCATATGCGAATACGCGCCGCGATCCAACCCGACCAGCTTCTGCGCCCCGCCCGTCACATCCGAGGCCGTGACCGTCGTGAGCGCACTCCACGTCCCGCTGTAGGTGGACTCCGAGGACGGATTAAACGTGGCCGTCTCAATCGTCAGGACGCCGGACGAGATCGTGCCCGCCCCCGCGACGTAGATCGCCACGTCGGGATAGCCGAGCACGTTAATCGGCGGCCCGGTGGTCTCGTCCGCACTCGCGCCCGTCAGCGCATCCACCCGCAGATACCCAGCATTCATCGCAGCAGCTCCTACACAATCTGGCCGGAGAGCCAGTTGAAATCGGCGCGGTGCCCGCTGACGCCGCCGTCCATGCCGTAGTCGGCCGTTTGGAGGCGTGGCGTCGTGTCGTTGTTCGCGAAGATGCGACTGCGCGCCCGGAGCGCGGACATCTCGAGCGCTGGCGGCACGTCCCGGCCAAACGACGTCGCGATGGACTCGGCCAGCGTCAACGTGATCGCATCCGCATAGCCCGGGGGAAACGTCAGACTCGTGTCGAGCGTGATCGAGTCGTCGACCAACACGCGCGCCATCAGCCCCACGCCATACGCCACGGTCGGGACCGGCCAGAAATACAGCTTCCCGTTCGGCACGTCCGGCTGGTAATAGAGGTCCGTGGGAATCGTCGACGTCAGATCCGGCACGCTCTGCGCGAGCCACCAGTCCTGATCGCGGACGGTGATCGGGAGATTGACATTCGGTGTCGACGTGTTGAGGATGAGATACGCGCCCTCGATCGAGACGGGCCGCTGATCGGCCGCAAACGTCGCACTGGTCGGCCCGATCGTGTGCGGCGAGAGATTCGGCGTGAGCGTGAATTCGAGAAACGCCGTCGCCCACACCGCCCGCCGATCGGCATTCCAGTTGTTCAGGAGCCTGGTCAGCTTGCCGAGCGCAAACACCCCGAGGGCGGACGACATGGCGTCGCCCACGGCGAGCACGCCAATTTCGTGCAGGCTATCGGTGCAAATCTGGCGCGGCGTCGTCGGCATGAAGGGTCACGGTCTGTAACGTGGGACAGGTCGAACTCACCGGCCCGTGACGCACGACGACGACGATCGTCGGCAGACGCCACGCGCCGGTGATCACTAGTTGGCCGGCAGCCCGGTTTCGATCGCGTCGGTCAGGTAGTTCGACCACGCGTCGCCGGTCACGCCCGTCGTGCCGCCCGCCGGATCGAAATCCGCCGCGGCGATGTTGAACACGTTCTGCTGCACGAAGTTCGGCGCCGTCCCGCCCACGAGACTGATGTTGCTGGCCGTGCCGTTCGTGAACACGCAGCCCTTGATCGTCCCCTGGTTGAACGGCATCGTGATGTTGCCCGCGTTGCCCCAGAAGCGGCAGTTCAGGATCTTCCAGCCGAGCAACGTGCCGATCCCCGCGCCCGCCGTCTGCGCGATGGCGATATCGCCCGACCCCGAGAACCCGAACAAGTCGGAGTTCTGGATCGTGACGAAGTTCGTCCCGCCCGAGGCATAGACCCCGAACGCGGCCCCGGTCAGGATGCAGTGGTCGATCAACAGATGCGCGCCGTCAGCCGCGGCCGGCGGATCGCCCGTTGTGTACGGCTGAACGCAGCCGTTACTCGTTGCGGAGTTGTTGAAGTAGATATTCCGCACCGTGAAGCCCTGCCCCTGCACACGGAGCAGCGCGGACGTGTTCGTGGCCGTGGTCGGTGACAGCCAGGTCGCCCCGCCGCCATTCGCCACCCCGGAGGTGGTCGCCTGCCGTGGCGTGTTCGCCAAGCCGACGATCGTGACGTCCTGCAACCCCAACCGCGAGGTGCAGTGCTCCCGAAAGACCCCGAACAGGCCGATGATCGAGCCGTTCTCGGCCAGCGCCAAGGCTTGCGCGATCGTGTTGAGCGCCGTGGCGGGACTCGTCCCGTCGTTGGCGTCCGACCCGGTGGCCGAGTTGACGTAGAGCGTCGGTTGGACGGTCTGGATCGCCGTGGCCTCGGACACGAGCGCCGCCGCCGTGGCCGGGGTAAATGCGCCGTAAGTGACTGGCATCAGCATTCCCCCGTTAGGCGACAGCCGCAGCCGTCGACCCGAAGCCGTAGACGATGTAGCTGTCCGCGCTGTCGCCGGCCTGCAAGACGCCCGTGACGCGAATCACGAACCGCTTGGCCGCCAACGCCACGAGCGTCGCCACCGTGCTCTTGCTGTTGCCGACGACCAGCGAGCCGCCCGATCCG